GCCAAATTAGCCCATTGGACAGCATTGAGGCGCCCGGTTCCGTTGGCTCCACCATATCTCATGCCCTGAGCAGCGAGTTCGGTGAAGACCTCGGACAGCTCAGACTGAGACATATTGTGGAGTGTGAGCAGCGTGGTAACGACGAGGCTATTGGGGACCCCAGTAACTGCCCATCCGTCACCATTTGCTGCAGCCATAGTTTGGACCTTGGCTGCTCCGTTGGTCATACGACCTCCAGCAGCATAGCCATAGCCCCTCTGGTTGTCCGCCCTGTAGAACTGGAACTCATTCCTGTTTATTCCAGGAACAGTCCCCACAGCTTTGTTACCATCTGTGTAAATCCACAGAGGCAAGTTATACATGCCGGGAAGCAGCTCCTGGAGAGACGTGGGGGAGGACAGAGTGGCGGACTGAAAGGTGGTTGCAGGCTCCGCAGGGATCATCGGGAGCATAGCCCTGAAGGGGTTAGGCTCTGCAGCATTGCTAAGTTTAGAAGCAATCCTGACCCGGGTGATGACTCCGGGCTGAAGGGGGTTCTGCAAGGACATGTGCAGGTAGAGAACCAAGTGTGGACGATCGTCCAGGTTGGCATCATCCGCGACCTCACGGTAGAAATTGTCCTTACGTGCGTCGTGGAGGGTGTGGACCACGTTCCATGGCATCGTAACGCCCTTAGCCGAGTAGGCGTACTTCATGAGTTCAGACACAGGAGCTGTGCTGGTGGTGATTCGCTTCGGGTACCATGCGATACCCACTGCTCCGGAGAACAGAGGGTTACCAATTAAGGTAAAACGGTACTGGAACGAACCAGTGTAACGCTCATGAAGTGCACCCCAGGCTCGGATGTAGGGGTTGGTGTAGATGTTGTTTGCCAGGGCATACGGGATCTGGGCAATGATGCTCCCAGCCGGGAGGTCAGCATTGATCTCGATCTCAGTGTCGGAATCCAGGAACTGTTGGTATACCAGGTCCTTGAGGTCGAACTGGATGGCACCCATGGTTGAGGTGTCCGGGGCCCCAATGGGGTTGAGGACCTGGACCTGGGCACCAGATACAGCAGCTACGACATCCTCTCCTGAGGAAGTCATAGCTGGGACCTGTCCAGTTGGCTGGGGATTGACCGAGTGGGGTAGGGAAGAAACTCCCTGGAATTTCGCGGCTTGGTTCATTGTTGCCGGCTCAATTGAGGTGTCAGCATTCTGCTGCACCTTGGCAAAAGCAGGCAGGATTGATTGGACTCGGGTGTTTGAGTCCTTAGCAGTGTTCAACCCATCCTTAGCTGGCTTAATAGCTGAGTATGGGTACGGTTTCGTGGTGCTCCCGTCGTAAGCCTTCTGGCTCTCGATAGGAGCATGCTCGCCAACCTCATTAAACATGATGGTGGCGGATTTGTTCTTGGCTTCAGCCTTGGTTGGGCCTTTGCCGTTGGCAGTAATGCTAAGGCCTCCGGGATAAACGATGGTGATAGTGTTCATCCACTCGGAGTCCACCGCTCTG